ATTTCCTCAACTCATCCCACATCTCAGCCCGCCGGTTTTTGTATCGGTCCGGGTCCAGGGCCTTGCTACCAAAATTGACCAGTGTAACGCGCTTGCCATATCCCATCTCAACCAGCCGGTCGTACATGCCGGACCCGCCGCCGCGATCGATGAACATGCGGTCAACTGGCTCGTCATCCAGGATTTTTCTGGCCTGCCCGGCCTTGGCCATATCATCCAGCTTGTGATGAGACTCCAATCTCCACATTCTCCTGCCCTGCCGGCGGATAAACGTGGTAGCGTCATCCCCCTCCCTGGCTGGATCGCACCCGACAACATAGGCACCGTACCGCTGAACACCCATGGCCTTGCGGGACTTGAGCACGGTTTCCGGGGAGATCAGGGCGTTGATGCCGGTTGTTTGAAACGCCTCGGCTGCGTTGCAATTATGAGTTTCAATTCCATGAGCATCGAAAACGTGTTCCCCAGACTCCATTTCAATGTCGTAAACAAGATGATCCCCTATCGGCTTTGCCGAGATAACCTCGTCAAACAAAACCATAGAAATAAGGTTTTGCCCCCCAACGCTGTTTACCCACCTTGCTACCCTGGCTCTTTTTCTATGAGATTCAAAATTAATAAGCGAACCAAAAGCTCTCGACTCTTGACCTCTTAACGTCATTTCCGTCCCAGGATACATAGAACCATTCCCGGCTTTCTTAACGACATGGTTTAATTTCGATGTAATCCCAAAACCCAGCAAGAGATACTGAATGTCACTTAAAAAACCATCGTATTTAGAAAACGCCTTTACGCCAGCCCTGTCTTTAGCTGCGAAACCATCTGCATCAAAAAAACCTTTTAAAAACTCAGCTACAACTTGTTTGGGACTGCGGAATATACATTCAGGGACGCATACTCGCCTTTTCTTTTTTCCTTGGTGGACGATGCCTAACTCTCTAAATAATGGGGCAAAAAAAGTTCTTGACGTCCTTAACTCGACACCATGTTTTGAGACTCTCCGGGTTTGAGCGTGGTCAATGCCAAACTTGGACTGCAAAATCCCTGATAACCTTTCAATAGTGTTCTCGTCACGATCATCAAAAACGATTGAAAGAGTGTCACAGTACAAAGAGCCATCGCCCATAAACAAACCAAGAAAGAAGCCGAAGTCCTTGTCTATTTCAATTTGTGATTTTACACATGGGACTGGATGCCACTGGATTACACATTTCTTGCTCGCAAACTTAGGCTTGGATAGTTGCACTCGCTCACCTGGCAACAACCTTGCTTCTTTAAATTTTCCAGAAGACAACCGAACCATATGGTCTTGAGTACATTTCAATGTATACCCGAGCTTTGTAGTTATCTCCAAGCAGGGCTTAATACCTGTCTCCCATTGACTCCTTACTAAGCCATATGCCGTATCATCCCCGTCGTTCCAACACGTTCACCCTTCGCTATGCACGGGTACTCCTGCTTGAACAACAGCGGATCTTCCAGCTCAACAATCTTGAGGCGCCGCCAATACATCTGCTCATTTGTGAGCTGATACGCATCTTGATAAGCGGCCTCTTCTTTGGATGGAGTAAACTCCATGTCCTCGGGGATCTCCCGGCGGTATTCTTCCTGCCAGTACCAAGGGATAAAGATGGCTTCATACTCGGACAGGCCTTTCTCTGCGGCCTGCCACATCTGATGGAACATGTTGCCCAGGCCATTGGCCGTGGACTCCAGGATGATCTCCTCGGCCATCTCGGCAGCCTGGAACACACCGGTTTTGATCTCATCTGTGTTCTCCCAGAACGCCACCTCGCTCCCGTGCATATAGTCGATGGTGTCAGACCGGCCAACGTCCTTGGAGCCGGCGGTGCCCAGGCCATACGCGGAATCCAACTTGTCGAAAACCAATTCCTTCCGGTTTGAGAAGCTGGTGGACGGCTTGACCAGGGGAGGGCAGTGATCGTGATACCGACGAACCATCTTGAAGAGATTGGTCGTAGCATCATCCCGGTGTGCCAGGATAAATGTCTTCACCCCCCGCTTGTGCGTCGTCAGGTGATAATACCGCCCGCCGACATATGTGCTGCAGCCCTGCTGCCGACCCTTGAGCAAAAGGGCTCGGACCTTGCCGGTTTTTTTCTTTTGGGCTTCAAGTCTCTCGTGCAGATACTCCTGGGCACGGTTGAGCACAAATGGAACAACCTTCCGGGATTTTCCGTCAATGACCTTGGCCTTCTTGACGCGAATATGCAGACAACGCTCGGCGTAATGGGGATAGTCATCCCTCAGCCGCCGTCGGATCTCGATCTCACGTTGTTTTGCGCTCGGTCCCGCCATCATCTACTCCAGTTCATCAAGCATTTGCTCATGAGAATGGTGAACGTCCAGGGTGCCGTCGGTGGTTTTTGTATCTGGCCACCGCTTCCGGTTCCGGTTTCTCAGCCAGAAGGTTATTGCCTTGACATCCCCGGGCTGGTGCTTTTTCGTTTTTTTCGTTACTGCCAATTTTTCGCCGGTGTCCGGATCATCCACCATTTCCTTGACTGTTTCGTCGTATTTATAGCCCAAGGCACGCTTTAATAGAGAATTTTCAACTTTTTCAGTGTCGTAGAAGTCCCGGCCCCGACGAATGGCCTCTAGAAATCCTGGCTTTTCCCGTTTCCAATAATAGATTGTCTGCTTTGCCACCTCGAAAAGTTTAGCCAGCTGGACATCTGTCAGGCCTCCCTCAGTACATGCCACCTCAGCCATGCGGATATAATCATCCTTCCATTTGATGTCTTTGGTTCCACGCTTCGGTTTTTCGTTCTCTGCCATGCTATCCCCTCGCTGTTCGATCTCCCTATTCTGGAAATTGCAACTTGCGTGATGGTTGATTGCGCCGTCGATCTCGAATTAGATAACAGGCGACATTTTGACTGCCGCCGCTGTAGAGTTTTTCTGCCACGCCTTTTTTTAGTAGCACCTGGAGCAGCTCTATCGCCTCATCCGGCCGTGTTGACCAGTCCAAGGCATGCCCCCTTGTCCCAACAAAACGACCGTCTGAATCTGTGATGGCAGTTTTTGTCACGTCCAGCAGTAATGGGGATTCGTTTTTGAACCCAAACTCAAAGAAGCGGGTTGGTTTCGCACTGCCGTGCTCCTGATAGTTTCGCTGCACATAATTGTCAGAGCTAAAACAGAGCTCTCCGAACGTGTGCGGCTGGTGTCTGCGGTACTCTGTAATGAGCTCAACATCGGTTTTCCCAATGATCGAGTGAGCGTCTTTGTAAGACAGATCAAAAAATGTGTTGCAATGGGCCTCGTTGGCCGTGGTGTATCGATGTTCAGCGTCTTTTTCCCAATACATAAGCCCGCAGGAAAAACAGGCTGAATAGCGCAGGTTGCAGTATGGGACAATGGTCGGATTGTGTTGTTGCAGGAACCTCTCAACAGCTTGTTGCTGCTCTTCGATCTCCCGGGCCAATTTGGAAACGCGCTCGCTAGGACCAAAAAGTTTCCGAAGAATTTTTTTCATCAGAGCTTCCCCTCTATCCATTTCACGATCAAACCGCAAATGGCACCGGCGACAATCACCAGCCCCGCCCCCAGGATTTTGAGCGCCATGGAGTGGGTGGCCGTGATCCCGACCAGCTCTGTCAATTTGTCATTCATGCTCCGTATATGTTCTTGCAGCCAGCTGTTTTCATCCATGAGCACCACGTATTTGTTCCTTCTGAGAGATAAAAAGACGCTAATTTTCTTGTAATTATACCTTGTTATTGAACTTATTGCGCTCCACATGTGGAGACGGCCAAAAAAAGTGAAAAAAGTTTTTTGTGTTGTTTTTGTTGTTGTTTCGGTGAGTTATGTTTTTTTTGAATATTTTTGAATATTTTTGCTTGCATAAAGAAAGACGCTCAATCAATAGTTTTCTGGAAGTTATGATCGAGCGAAAAAGAGAAACTCTCAATTCAGCCACTCAACAGCACAGGTAGTCCACCGCCTGGCGCACACGACACACTCCCGCCGGCGCACCTTATTCTCCCCGCGCCGGCCGGTACCTATCACCCGCGACTCCCCGCCGCACTCCCGGCACAACTCCACAGCGTGATCTTGTTTGAGTTCCCAGGCTGAATAATTACCTTGGACACACTCGTCCGGTGACACCGGGCAGACAGATCGGAGGAATTGACAGTTACCGCAATGTTTTTTCATACACCCTCATGATTTTTCATATTTTTTTATCGTTTAACACCTGGTGCCAGGATAATCTGGGTCACAGCCCCTTCCCGCCACCGGTACCATTGTTTTCTGGGACATTTTTCCATTTCAAAAATAGATTCTTTTTCGATCAGGCAGACATTGTTTTTTGCTGATGGACAGGCAAGGCCATGAATACAGAGCTTATTGTTTTGTGACATCGGAACCTATGGTTTATGCGGTTTTTTTAAAATCAGATTTGTCAAAAGCGGCCTGCTCAATATTTGCCATGCGAACTATCATTGCCTGGATTTCTGGTATTTTGGCTTGCCTGGCTGCTAAGGATTCTCCATCGGGGTTGTCAATATAATCCGCAAGCGCCCAAGCCTGATTCCATAGGGTTTCATACTCTTTTCCCAACCCGGTTGGTTTTGGGCGGACAGGGGCACTTGGTGC